GTGAAAAAGCGTTTTATCGAAGAGCAGATTCTCGACTTCCTCAAGCAGGCGGAGGCCGGTGTGCCGGTGAAGGAACTGTGTCGCCGACACGGCTTCAGTGATGCCTCGTTCTACACCTGGCGGGCCAAGTTTGGCGGTATGACCGTGGCGGACGCCAAACGGTTGAAGGATCTTGAACTGGAAAACAGCCGATTGAAGAAATTGCTCGCCGAGGCCCACCTCGACATCGAGTCGCTGAAAGTGGTCGCCCGGGGAAAAGGGTAAGCCCGACAGCACGGCGGGAGGCGGTGCAGGAGATGCAGGCGCGAACCGGCATCTCCGAGCGTCGTGCCTGTCAGTTGATCGGGCTGTCCCGCTCGGTGTTGTGCTACCAGCCGCGAGCCAGTGTGCAAAACACCGAGCTGCAAGCCCAACTGGTGGAACTGGCCCAAGAGCGCCGGCGCTTTGGCTATCGCCGCCTGCACATCCTGCTGCGGCGTGCTGGCGTGCAGGTCAACCACAAGCGGATCTATCGCCTGTACCGCGCTGCCGGCTTGATGGTGAAACGGCGGCGCCGCCGCCATGGCGTCGCGGTGGAGCGCGAACGCCTGAGTTTGCCGAGCGCACCAAACCAAGTCTGGTCGATGGACTTCGTCTTCGATGCACTGAGCAACGGGCGGCGGATCAAATGCCCTATCAGCGCGACATCAAGCTGAAGCTGATTCAGCCTGGTAAGCCCACGCAGAATGCCTTCATCGAGTCGTTCAACGGTAAGTCCGGGACGAATGCCTCAATGAGCACTGGTTCTGTTCGCTGGCCGAAGCGAGAATCCGCATCGCGGCCTGGCGGCGGGATTACAACGCACACCGACCGCACAGCGCGATTGGCAATCCCACCCCGGCAGAATTTGCTGCAAGTTGGCGAACTCGCCAGCAGCAGCTGAAGCAGGAAAAATTAATATCAACCCCAGGGCCTACTAACTAGGCAGCGGTACTAAAACTGGGGGCAGGTCACTGCAACGCGGGCACATTGACTGCCTTGATCATCACACCTACCCAGTCTTACGCCAAGATGTTTTGGTCGGCCTACTGATGCCCCCTACCGTAACGTCATTCAGAGCAACTTGCGCTGACTTGCTTCTTCCAGAGTGCTCCGTGCCAACTTGGCCAAGATCTCATCAGTCGATTCGTTGAAGGGCAGGGCGAACACCAGCAGTAGCTGCGTCCAGGTAGTCGTTATCTCCCGTTTGACCACGCGTCCTTGTTCCTTGCCATTGGCATCGAAGAAACGAGTCTCCATGATCCACTCATTGTCAAAGGTTCCCGGAATCACCAGTAAAGTAGCGCCTGAGAGGATCGCCAGAAGCATGCTGCCGGTTTCATGGTTGCTAACCTTCACCTTGGCGTAGACGTCCGCAGTATTGAGTCCGAGCGCGACTTGCTCGAACGCTTGACTGCTCTGGTACTCTTTGATCAGCAGTCTCTCCAGGCGAGGTAGATTGAATCCGCGCTGACTGGGGGTACCGTTGAACTGATAGTCGGTATCGACCTTGAGGCTGACGGTGGGCTTGGCCGAGTTCAGTGGAATCGGCCAAGCGCTGGCGTCTGCCTGCTGCTGGTGCGAATAGGAAATGCAGCCGGTGAGTTGCAGGCAGAGAGCGCCTAATAGCGCGAGGTGGTATTTCTTCATCAGTCTTGCGCGAGAAACCTCGTCCTTGGGCGAGGAGGGATAGCGCGTCACGCGAAGCGTGACCCTGCTCTCGCTGCCTCCTTCTGGGGGGTGCTATCGGTAGGGTGTGAGAAAAAGGCGTAGCCATCGGCCTTCTGGATGATCTTGCAGTGGCTAATGCTTTGAATCGCCGTTGTTGCTGTTTGGATGGTGAAACTACCGGTTTGGCGGACTGCAACCGTTCCCTGGTCAATCCGGCTTGCTTTCACAAGGCTCCCCCTCAGGGCAGGGCAACTGCGCAGTGGCATCCTTCAGCAGCGACTCCACCAGTTGAGTGAGTTGCACACTGCCCAGGGAGAAGGCGGCATAGTCGTGATCCCAGAGGCCTGTGTTCTGCTGGACGTCCAGTGCTTTGTGGCTGCTGGCCAGCGCCTTGCCCTCAGCGTTTTCGATCAACAGGTCACCGACCAGATCGTACTTGTCCACGTAGATTGGGCCGTTCACCCAGATCCATGCAGTCAGTGTCAGCAGGGCACCTGGGATATAGCCGGGATGCGGGGTTCGCTTGCCTTCTAGCGAGGAGAAGCTGAACTTCAACACAACGTCATTGCCTTCGACCTTCGCTGGAAAGCTGATCAAGCGCCCGAAATACTCACCGCGCTCGACATGCTGCCCGATCTGTTGGGTCAGGGCCGCGCTGACGGTGCGGCGCCAGTCAGCATTGGTAATTTTCCTGTCGGTGATCTGTACCTCTTCCACCTGAACAGCGTGCGGGTAGGTGCTTTGCGCTGTTTCTGAAGGTGCGCCGATGGGACCGGCGGGATGGAACGAAACACACCCGCCCAGACCAAGCATCAGCAAACCAGTGAGTGGTGGCAGAGTCGAACGCACGGTCTCTCCTTGAACTACCCGCAACTCTGGTCGTTGCATCGAGAGGGTAGTGATGATTTACGGATATCAAGAAATGACGGAAAGCAAGGGAAGAGCATTGCGGGGCGACTTCCTTATCGCTACGTCATCGCTTCCTGGCAGCAAGCGATGCAGGTGGCTGCATTATGCCATTATGCCCTTCTTGTGTCAGGCCCTGAAGGGGAGAGAGGATTACAACGAGGAACATCCGCAGCGCACTGAACTACCGCTCGCCGCTGCGCAATTGCGCTTACTTGACCACCTGATTGCATTTGACTAGACCAAGCATTTGCATCGGATCTGAGACCGGCAGAGAACGACCAATAGCTAGCTTTGAAGGGCAGTTTGTAATCCCGGACACCGATTTAGGCGACAATCCTTGCCGTGAGAGAGGTGTCTGATGAGCAAGCAACGACGTACGTTTTCCGCCGAGTTCAAGCGAGAGGCCGCGCCCCTGGTGTTGGACCAAGGCTACAGCCATATCGACGCCTGCCGTTCGCTGGGTCGGCCTTGCGCCGTTGGGTGAAACAGCTCCAGCAGGAGCGCGACGGCGTGACCCCGAAGAGCAAGGCGCTCGCCCCAGAACAGCAGAAGATCCAGGAGCTGGAGGCTCGGATCAACCGGCTGGAGCGGGAGAAAGCGATCCTAAAAAAGGCTACCGCTCTCTTGATGTCGGACAAACTCGATAGTCGGTGGAAGTGGTCTGTTCAGCTTTCGATGTGGCGCGGTCTTGCTACTACGTCCACCGTCTTCGACGTCGTCGGGTCGATGCGCGCCGCGTTGATGCGTGAGCTGGGCCTGGTCAGCAAGCAACCGGGCTCGCACGCCTATAGACAGGCCATGGTTGAGCGGCCGGATATCCCGAATCGGCTGAACCGCGAGTTCGCGGTCCAGCGTCCCAATCAGGTGTGGTGTGGCGACATCATGTACATCTGGGCGCAAGGCCGCTGGCATTACTTGGCGGCGGTGCTGGATCTGCAGGCACGGCGGGTGATCGGCTGGGCGTTCTCGGCCAAGCCGGATGCCGAGCTGGTGATCAAGGCCCTGGACATGGCCTACGAACAGCGCGGCAAGCCACAATAGGTGCTGTTCCATTCGGATTCAGCCAGTTACGCCAGCCGCTTGTTCCGGCAGCGACTGTGGCGCTACCGGATGCAGCAGAGCATAAGCCGCCGGGGGAACTGCTGGGACAATTCGCCGATGGAGCGTCTGTTCCGCAGCCTGAAGTCGGAATGGGTCCCGCCGACTGGCTACCTGACGGTGCAGGAAGTCCAGCGGTACCACCTGCGGTGGCCGAAGAAAAACTCAACCCACTGTCCGGCCACTACAAACGGTGTTCACCGATTTCATCGTTCGGAACGCATCGTCTCTCAAGGGCAAGCTGTGGCAGTCAACGAGCGCAGACTGGTCGCTGCAACAGTATCTTCTGAGCTCCACCAGTATCAGTAATGACGTGCTCAAAATATTGCTCGATGGCGTCGTGCTTCAAGACCTATCAATGATAAAAGCAGCGCTACCTGAAGGGCGGTGGGTCATGCTGGTAGCCTCATCATTTCTGCCATACAGCTCGGAAGTCAGGGAGATCGTACTGAATACTTGCCCACATCTCGAAGGCCAGTACCTGGTTGAACGGTGGGATCTAGCAAAGGCAGAGATCGATATCAGTTCTCTCCAGCTCGACTCGATGCTCACTCTGAGCAAAAGCAAAGCGCTGCCACTCACACAGAAAATTCAGATGTGGTCAGGGCTTAGCCTAGAGACGATTGAAAGCAAACCGGAAGCGGTTCCAGAGCTCGGCCGTGTATCTATGCTGGCCAATAAAGCTGGCGAAAGGTTTGCTGATCCGCTGATGCCTGTGCTGCGACATCTGGTTCGCAACGCGAGCCTAACCTCGGAGCAGCGCTCTGAAATGCTGACACAATGTCTTCCTGGGATGAAGTGGCCGGAGGTTGCCGCAGCTCTAGGGTTGCTCGACGATGAGGACTTCAAAACCGTGAGCGCGAAGGTCAAGAAGATCAAGGTAAGAAACACCGAGTCAAACCGGAGGTTAGTCAACGAGATGAGATCTGAGGGGTACTTGGCAAGGGTGACCTCAGAGGACGACGTCATCATCGCAACCACCAGGCCCTCGGCAATGACATCTGAGGACGCCTGAGCGTTGAAGGTAGCAGCTTAGCGACCACCGTACAGCGCCAGATCGGGCTTGATGCTGACCTGCGTGGGAACAACTCGACCCTCGCACATGGCTTCTCTGGCTGTTCGTAAAAGCAGCATGGACGAGGGGAGTGCTGACGTAAATCGAAGGGCTGTTCTGTGCCAACAGGTAGGCGATTCTGGAGCTCTACCGTAGATACAAACCAACGCGATAGCCCCTTAGCCTTGACGCTTTAGGACTGAATCATCCTGGCTTCTAACATAGCATTTAATTTAACATAATATACATTATGCGAAGCCAGAGGTCACAACGTGCGAGGTAAGCGGCTGTTATCAGAAACCACCGTCACCCGCGTTCCCTGCTGCGGCTGATGCGGCTGAAACGAATGCGGGGTCTGCACCTGCGCACCGGTCGCGGCGGACGCTGCGCTACGCTGGCTGCCGCCGCTCGCGGTGCTTGTCGCATCCATCACTGTCGATATCGCTCCACGGCCCGTCCAAAACGTCACACGCTCACCGTCGATATCACAGTACAAGTCAGGCGTGCGCTCGAAGAACCGGCACTTCTCAAACGGCCAGAACCGCGTGCGGCCGTTGTCCGAAACGATCACGACGCGCGACGTCTTGCTGATCGGCTCGTCAGGCTGCGCATTGTAGCCATCACGCGATCGCCACGCGTCAGCCTTGCCCAGGCCAGCATGAACATAACCGGCAATCCGCCACACCGACGACAAGACCGGACCGTCCGAAGGCGTCCCATACACCGCCTGAGCGGCACGCGCACCAGGCGCAACAGCCGGCTGAACCTGCTCGGCAACCTTAGCGATCGGTGCCGGCGCTAAAGCATGTTTCGGCTGAGGCGGCGTGAAGAACTTGATGATTCCAGGCACGCCCACGGCTAAGCACACAACGACCAACCCAACCAGCGACCAGAAGCCCCAGGATCGCCAAAACGAACCCCGCGCATCGGCCTTGGACTCATCCCCTACACTGCCCGTTTCCGACTGCGTAGCTGACTTGTAATAGCGGTACACGTCCGGCTTGAATCGCCCCGCGGTGCTGCGCAGCAGCTTCGACTTCGGCGGGCTGTCGCCCTTGGCCACGCCGTTGTAGATATCGACCCGGAACATGGTCTTTGACTTCTTCACCATGCGGTACGTGGTTTCGACCAGCAACGTGGCCCAGCTCGCCAACTGGTCGAGGTCCTGGGTCACCATGACAACCCGCATCGAGCGGTTTTTCTTGTCCACCCGGTGCCGGTGCTCGGCCAGCAACTTCTTGTCGGCCATCGGCGCGTCATTGGTCTTCTGTCCCTTCGGCCACCGCCGCCACAATTCGTCCAGCACCAGGACCGAACCAGGCGGCGCAAAATCGGCCAAGTCTTCACGCTCAAACCAGTCTTCCGGCAGTTGCTCAATGGTCCCGCCGAAATCCATCAGCAACATATCGACTTCGAGCGGAATATTCGTCACCACATGCCGATCCTGTTTCAGCGACGGGATAATTACATGCTCGACAACGCCGTAACTTTTACCGTGCCCAGGCTTGCCCACATATGCATCAATCGCCATACATCACCTCAACCGATAATCGGAATGCGCCGGAGAATAAAGCGCAGCAGATACGCGCCCAGGACCATGGTCACGCCTGGACCAATCTGGAATGCATTGGCGAAATAAACGACCGATGGCGGAATGCCCTGGAACGCATTACCGGCTGTAACGAAGAAGTCAGGCACCGGCAACCACTCGAAAAACTTCACAACCGCAGAAGTCATCCTATGGAACACATACTCCGGCAAAACAGGGAGCAGCTCCCAAAAATAATCGAACGCATCTTGCACCCACTTAAAGAATTCATCAATTGCCTTAAGTGCACGCTGAAAGAAGTCGGTTGCTGTCTGAATAAGCTGTTTAATCGCACTAAGAATACCATCCATATATCACCTCACGCTGACAAGAACACACGGACCGACAGCAGCGCCCAGAACGCTAGGAACACTGCCCGCAAGATCGGCTCGATCTGCGCCCACAGATCACAGTGAGAGTTGAACGTAATGTTGGAGCCGAACAGCGATATGCTCTGCGTCGGGCAGGCGCCCCCGCTGGGAAAGTTGATGCGACCCAGCGCCTGGCCTATCGGTGACTTCTGAATACCCGTCCAGGCCGCTTGTAGCGACTCATCAAAGCCGGGCACCTTGTCCGTGCCGAAGGGATTGTTCTTCACGAACGCGCAGCTATCGTCTTTGCAGCCACCCGTAAGACCCGAGCCGCCGCCAGTTCCACCACCCTCCCCTGAGCCGTCGCCACCGCCACCCGTACCGCCACCATCGCCACCACCGCCAGTTCCAGGCGTGCCGCCATCACCACCACCATCGCCGCCACCACCTGTACCGCCATCGCCACCGCCGCCAGTACCACCATCACCACCTCCGCCCGTACCGCCACCACCTGTACCGCCATCACCACCACCGCTGCCCGGGTCAGTGGGGTCAGTTGGATCCGTGGGATCGGTCGGATCGGTCGGATCGGTCGGATCAGTAGGCGTCTTTACGCACGTCGTGCCAGACCAGCTATAGCCAGCCGGACACCCCGGATTGTTCGGGTCGGAAGGCGGCTCATCAGGATTGGTCGGCGGCGTGTCGTTCAGCGATGGGCCAGTCATGCCAGGGTTATTCGTGTCGGCTGCACAAGAGTCGCCATTCGTTTCAAGCCAGTAATTGCAGAACCCCTCATTAGTCGAGCCCGGCATAAAGAAACAACCACCCGTTTTCGAACTGGTAGGAACATATTGGCACCCGTTCTTACAGCCGGTCGGCGGCGTGGAGTTCACAATGTTTCGGCCATTCAACTGATAAACCGGAGACGGCGGAGAACTAAACAAATCCGTCAGCCCCTTGATGCAATCTTCTGGAGGAGGCGGAGGCTCTTTACATGTACCGGTTATTTCGTCAGGAATCTTAGGCGCGGTGCACCCATCCCCTTTCCTGTAAATCGGGTTGTTATAGGAAGTACTACACATCCTTTCGACGCCCTGACTAAGGCAATAAAATTCAAGGCCATAAGTCGCCATATCCTGCCGACCATTAGCCGGATAAACAATGCGCACAGCCTCGACACGCGAATAGCCAGGACTGTTAGCAATCGCAGCCTTTCGAGCCTCTTCGACAACTTCCGTATAACTTCCGTATTTCTGGGAACCACGAGGCCAATAATAATCCTCAGCAACGGCACCGAAAGAGACAAGACACAGGACCAACAAGAGTGCACGCATGATCACAGCCTCGAAAAAATGGCGTAACTACACGCCGCACCAATAACAAAGAATGCGAACTCATATAAATCCACCATCACTCAAACTCCCCTGCCAGAAACAAAAAGGGGCGACCGAAGCCGCCCCATCGAACCGCCCTCCTCGATCAGCTCCGCAGGAAGCCCAGGACCACACGAGCGCCTTTAATGCCGGCATACACAGCGGCCAGCAGCGCAGCGACGGCCAGGACGCCGGTGGCGATGGTCGAGAAATCGATATCGCCGGTCAGACCGCTGTAATCCCAGCCAGCCGCCGAGGCGGATTGCGAGACGACCAGAGCAGCGCCTACAACAACGGCAGAACCACCACGAACGAACAGTTTCTTCAGGTTTTTCAT